GCGGGGGCGGCGGTCAAGGACCACGTGGTTATAATGGTTGGTCACCTGTCATTAATCATATTGCCGATGGTGACAGGATAGTTGCCAGATTAGTTGACTGGATTGGCGGCACTGGAACCAAACCAACAGATTTTGTGGGGCAGTATTTTTCGGCTACAGGATTTACTACTAATTTGGCACAGGCTTTTAACCTTCGTGGTATTCAAGGCATACCTGGTATTCCAGGTACTCCGGGACAACCGGGCCCGCCCGGACCAGAAGGACCAATACCACCCGGTACAGCCACAGAAGATTGGACAACAGATTTAGTAAACTCAAATAAACAAGAGTTTTTTGCAGGTTCAGTCAATGTATCTGGCTTAGATTGGTTGCGTAATTTTGTTCAAAGGCTTATGCAAATGGGATTAAGCCAATCCAATATAACAAGGATTGTAATAAAAAATACTAGCGGAAATAATGTTAGATTAGGGAGTAATTCACAACCAAGATGGATAGATGTTACATTATCAAACAGCGGTATTACTTTTGCAAATGGGGAGCCCGAAGATTTATTGCTGGCACCTAACGAACAGGTAACAATCGTGCCTTTGAAACCATCAACAATCCCTGCCAATAATTGGGTAGAATTATTAAGTGGCTTTGTAACGCCGGACGGCAAATACATTACCACGGCATTACAGGTATCTACTTCTCATATGTGGGCACTTGAACCAAGAATGACAGTTGTATCGAGCAGAAACTTGACAACGACATCAATTACAATGAAATTTCACCAAGGATTATATTATCCGGGAAATTTTGATATCAATCCAAATTTAGTAATTGAATTATACTTGAATGTTGACAAGAAATTACCGCCACTTTGAAGCGATATTTGACCTTAGATAAGGTGTTAAATCAAGTGATCATTTAGGTTTATGAATGAAAAAGGTGCGATATGGCGAAACTTACAGCAAGACAAGAGAGATTTGTCGATGAATACATGATTGATTTAATTGCCACGCAAGCCGCCATCCGTGCGGGTTACAGCGCAAAACATGCCAGCAATATTGCATCAAATTTGATGGGGAAAAACCAAGTTTTAGAAGCCATCGCGCGAAGGATGGCATTAAGGAGTAAAAGGACAGGGATAATTGCCGACAGGGTATTGCGTGAGCTTGCAAGGGTCGGTTTCGCAAACATTACCGATGTGGCAGACACGGCAACGGTTTCCGTGAAGGAAGACGCTGACTGTGATGACACGGCTGCCATCCAGTCGATTAAAGTTAAAACCATCCCCACCGATGACGGTGACATTGTCGAGCGCGAAATAAAAATGCACGACAAACTAAAGGCGCTTGAGCAAATCGGAAGGCATCTGGGGATGTGGAATGACAAATTACAGTTAAACGCAACATTGAACACGAAGTTTGACGATATAATAAGCCAAGTAGGCGGTGATGGGTTAAGTGAGTAAATTTCTGTTATCCGAAATTTATATTGATTTCTGCAATACTGTCAACAATGTGGATGCAGATTTTCTTGAAGGGACAACGGCATCCGGAAAGACCACCATCGGAGCCGGCGTCAAGTTCATGCGCATGGTAAGCCGCAGTACAAAGAAGCTTCACGTTATTGCGGCCAAGACAGTAGGTATCGCTGAAAAAAATATCATCCAACAGGATAACGGTATTGTCGATATCCATGCTACAGCCTTATATTATGGTAACGGCGACAAAGACAACAAGATACCGCACATCAAATTTGAAGATAAAATCATCTACATCATCGGTTATGACAACAAGGATAAGTGGAAGATGGTTCTGGGGTCGCAATTTGGCTGTGTGTACATCGATGAAATAAACACGGCCGACATAGAATTTGTCCGTGAAATCATCACCCGGAACGAATACCTGATTGCATCACTCAATCCGGACAATCCGGCACTGCCGATTTACAAAGAATTCATCAACCGAAGCCGCCCATATAAAAAGTATGCTGACCGGGTACCGGAGGAAATCCGGAAAGAGCTGACAGAAGAACCAATGGCGAAATGGCGCTACTGGTTTTTTTCATTTGAAGACAACCTGGGTCTCACGGATGAAGAAATAGCAAAGAAAAAAGCCAGCGCCCCAAAGGGCACTAAGCTGTATAAAAATAAAATACAGGGTCTGCGGGGTAAAGCCACCGGATTAATCTTCTGTAATTTTGACCGCCGGAAACACTTGGTAAAAAAGGAATATGCCAAAAGGTTGATAAAAGGTGCTTATATCGGGCAGCAGGAGTGGTTTGTCCAGTTCAGCGCAGGGCTTGATACTGCTTACAGCACAAAAAGCCCGGACACAATATCATTGAGCTTCATAGGCATCACCAATAAAGGTTGCTGTTTCGTTCTCGATGAGCGTGTTTACAATAATAGCAGATTAAGCCATGCAATCGCCCCAAGCGATACAGTCATCAACTTTATTGACTTTCTGGAACGTAACAGGAAAGAGTGGGGTTTTGCAAGGGACACCTTCATTGATTCTGCCGACCAAGCCACCTTGACGGAATTTGGCAAACATAAAAGGAATAAAGGCAGCGTTTACAATTTCAACAATGCCTGGAAAAAGATGCAGGTCATTGACCGGATCAACGCCCAGTTAGGATGGTTTGAGCAGAACGATGAAACAGGCAAGCAACCGGATTTTTATATAGTCGATACCTGCAGGGTACTAATGGGTGAGCTTGAATCATACTCCTGGGATGAAAAAAAAGACAATACCCCGGAGGACGGGAACGACCACATGATAAACAGTGTACAATACGCATTCATACCGTACAAGAACATGATAGGAGTTAGGTGATGGGATTAAGTGATTTTATCAGGGACAGGATTCTCAATTTTCTCCGGCTTGTGCCGGCACAGAAAAATGGCATCAGGATAGTGGAGAGCCTTACATTTGATGAAAACTGTTTCAAAAACAAGACTTGGTACAACGGCGATGCAAATGAACTCAACCAGTTTTACACCCAGATACCGAACAATGATTACCGCTTTTGGGGTGCTGTTCCCACAGCCGGTATAGAAATCAGGAAAATCCATGTCGGGATACCAAAGCTGATAGTCAACACGCTGGTGAGTATCACGTTATCTGATTTGCAGGAAATAAAATTTGAAGATGCAAAAAGGCTGGATGTTTGGTCAGAAATAACAAAAGAAAATAATTTCATCAAGCAATTACGCAAAGCCACAAAACAAATGATGGTGCAAGGTGACGGTGCGTGGAAAATCAGCTTTGATGAAAGCATTTCCATGTTTCCAATTTTGGAATTTTACGAAGCGTCCCGCATTGATGTCATTTATTCGCGTGGACGGTTAAACGAAATCAGCTATTTTGACATTTACACGAAGGACAAAAAGCAGTATCTGTTGAAGGAATCACGTGGTTACGGTTATATCCGCTATAAACTCTATCGAGATGATAAGGAAGTGCCCCTTGATTCGTTGGAAGAGACCAGCAGACTTATTGACGTGGAACACGACCCGTCTTTCATATGCGGTGTATTCTGTAAATATGCTGATTCCGAACGGTGGCAGGGACGGGGGGAAAGCATCTATGAAAGCAAGACCGACAATTTTGATGCCCTTGACGAAGCATGGTCGCAGTGGATGGACGCATTGCGGAACGGACGGTCTAAAACTTATATTCCGGAGATATTGATACCAAGGAACCATGAGACCGGGGAATTGCTGAAGCCAAATGCCTTTGACAACCGCTTCATAAAAATCGGCAGCAACATGGATGAAAACATCAAAAACCATATTGACGTCAAACAACCCGAAATCCCCACCGACAGATATCTAGAAACATACATTACCGCCCTTGATTTATGCCTGCAGGGGTTAATCAGTCCATCGACACTGGGGATTGACACGAAAAAACTGGATAATGCCGAAGCACAGCGGGAAAAGGAAAAGACCACGCTTTATTCCAGGCAGTATTTAATTGAGATGCTGACAGAATCAATTTGTGATATCATAAACATTACTTTTAAAGCCTATGACACATTGCGCAAAACACAAATAAGCGATACTAAAGCGTCAGTTACGTTCGGGGAATATGCGAACCCGTCTTTCGAAGCTGTTATACAGACGTTGTCAAACCCCAATACTCCCATGAGCCTTGAAGCTAAGATAGAAGAATTATGGGGTAAATCAAAGGATGAGAATTGGAAAAAGGTTGAACTGCAAAGGTTGAAGGAAGAGCAGGGGATGGTCTCTTTTGGCGAGCCGGGACTGGACAATGGGGTAAACGATGGATGAATACAACATAATAAGCGCGTTCCAGACGATTGAGGATTATCTGATTGATTCGATGATTAGGAACATGAAACGCCACAGGGCAAAAGAGATCGAAGAGGGCCTGAATTATGCCCAATGGCAGGCTGAACAACTTCTGGCCCTCCAACAATACCGTTTAAACAACAAGGCCAGGTTTGAGGGTTATACATCAACAATAAACGGTAAAATTGCCGTGGGCATCCAGAAAGCCCATGACCTGGGCGAGATGGAAACAGAAATAAGAATCCTTAACGCAATCAAGCGGGGTTACAGGCCGAAAGGACTGCCAGCCGGGGATTATGCCTTTTTCCTCAAAAGCGAAAGAAGGCTTAATGAAGTGATTAACCGGACCATTGCG